TACATGGGTAACCATGTTACAAATATTAGTAATAAGGTTAATTCAAACTTAACTACTTTAGGAGATATAACTGTTGGATCTAAATTAAAGATGCCTACAAATACGGCAAACAAAATGTTGGTTGCAGATGGCACATCTTTTGAGGAAGTTGATATGTCAGGTGACGCTACAATCGCATCTGGCGGAGCATTAACACTAGCTAACTCTGGAGTATCAGCGGCTAGCTATACAAATTCATCAATCACAGTGGACGCTAAAGGTAGGGTTACCTCTGCTTCTAGTGGATCTGCAGGAGTATCAGCAGGATTTGCGGTTGCAATGGCGATCGCCTTATAGTAAAGGAGTAATATGGCACAAGATTTTGAAAGATATGGTTTAAACGCGGTGGGGACATCAGCAACAGCAGTACATACAAGTAATTCTGACGATGCGATTATCTCTGTTCGTTTAGCTAATATTACAACATCAACAATAAACGCAGATGTGTTTATCACATCTTCTGTAACAGGTGGTTCTCAGGACCACTACTTAGTTAAAAATGCGCCGATCGTTCCGGGCGGATCGCTCGAGCTTATCGATGGCGGAAGTAAAATAGTAATTGAATCGGGAGACGTGGTAAAAGCACAGTCCGACACGGCAAGTTCGTTAAGTGTTTGGATGTCTGTTGTCGATGCAATTAGTACGTAAGGAGATTCATGGGCTATTTAGGAAATGCACCAGCAAGAAGTTTTATAAGTTTCGAGAGACAGGTATTTACAATCGTAAACTCTCAGACTGCGTACACGCTATCACATAGTGTTACTAACGAGAACGATATCAGACTTGTGGTGAACAATGTTGTTCAGGAGCCAGGATCAGGTAAAGCATACACCGCATCTGGCACCACCCTGACACTATCAGCGGCATTGGTTAATGGTACTGATGAGATGTATTGTGTATTCCTAGGTAGAGCAGTAGGAACAGTTAACGCTCCTGCAGGATCTGTTAGCACTTCACAACTTGTAGATTTAAATGTGACGACTGCAAAAATTGCAGCAGATGCTATTAATGGAGATAAAATTGCTGACGATGCTGTTGAAAGTGAACACCTTAATAATAATGTTATCTCTGGTCAAACAGAACTTGCAGCCGAACCCGCAGACACAGACGAATTTTTAGTATCAGATGCTGGTACATTAAAAAGACTTGATTACTCATTAATTAAATCATCACCAGGATTAGTAAAAGTTTCAAGAACAGATATATCAGGATCTCCATCAACAGTTTCTTTTAATGGTGTCTTTTCATCAACCTACAGGAATTATTTTATAATTGGTTCAGGAATAAATTTTGCAAATGGCAATGTACAATTAAGATCAAGACTTGGAGTAGGAGGAGCTTATGAAACAGGTGGATATTTATCAACATTAGTAGCTGGTGATTATGCTTATAATGGTTCTTTATCTGGTGGTACAAGTTCACAAAGCACAGGAAATTTTATTTTAAATGAAAACACTAATACTGCAAATCAAAATGATTTGAGTTTTTTTGCTTATGTTTTTATTCCAAATATTTCAAACATGAACACTAGTGTTTCTGGAAGATCGGTAGCTATTCAAGGTGATGGCTTATATATGATTGCAAATTCTTTTCAAGGTCAATTAGTAAATAACGCACAAATAACAGATATAAATTTTTTTCCATCAGGTGGTAATTTTGGAAACACTGGAGAAATTACTGTTTTTGGGATTAAGGAGAGTTAATGAAAAAAATAGTTAATGGAAATTTAGTAGATATGACTAAAGCAGAAATTGATCAAAAAAATAAAGATGATGATGATTATGCAATTGAGTTAGAGCAATTAAAAATAAATTTAGAAAATCATAAAACTAAAAAAGCATCTGGTAAACAAAAACTAAAAGACTTGGGATTAGATGATGATGAGATCCAAGCATTGATGGGAGCATAACATGGCAATAGATAAAGTAACATCGGCAGGTCTAACAGAAGACATTATTACAGGTCAAACCGCAGAAACAACGATCGCAGATGATGATTTGATTTTATTATCAGATACCTCTGCTTCAGCAGCATTGAAAAAAATGACTAGAGCAAACTTTGTATCTGGTATTGGTGGAACTAACACTCCAGCTTTTTATGTGACATCACAAACAACTAATAATGTTGCAAATACTACTCACACACAACTTGCTTTTGACACAGAAATTTTTGATACCGATAATGCTTACACATCAAACGCTTTTACAGTGCCTTCGGGTAAGGGGGGTAAGTATGTACTATATGCACAAGCGGGTAGACAAAATTGGGATTCAGATAGATTTTTAGTTTATTTATATAAAAATGGTTCTACTGAAATTTCTATTGGAGAGAGTGCAATTAATACAACTGGTTACCACACAACCAATACAATAGTATTAGCAAATCTATCAGCAGGAGATGTAATTACAGTTCAAACTTATCATAATGCTGGAAGCACAAAAGGTTATAGTTTAGGCGATAGAACAGCTTTTGGAGGATTTAAATTACTATAGGATAAATTAACTAGAATTTTAACACATATGTGTTAGATATAAATAAGGAGGAAAAACTATGGCATCACTATCAAGCAAGGTCAGACAATATTGCGCCGATAACGGCGTATCAGAAGTTGACTTTTTAGCAGACGTTTTGCTTCAGGACGACTCAAACGGTCAGGGCCCCTACATCAAGGAATGGAATGTTTCAGGTGTAGCGCAACCAACCGATGAGCAACTGAACGCTGTAGACTCAGCTGCAGATCTCGAAGAGAGACAAAATGCAGTAAGAGCTACAAGAAGAAACGCCTACGGTGATTTGGGCTCACAGCTCGACATGCAGTACCACGATTCAGTCGACGGTACAACTACTTGGAAAGACCACGTAGCTGCTGTCAAAACTGCAAACCCAATCCCTACAGAGTAAAGGATAAAAATATATGGCTTACGTTGGAAAAGCTCCCCAAACGGGTGCGTATCAAATTTTGGATGACATAGCATCGTCATTCACTGGATCAACTGCAGGACCGTTTAACTTAACGGTTGGTGGGACCGCTGTGCTTCCAGGAAACGAACAAAGCTGTATCATATCTATCTCGGGTGTCATTCAGGATCCAGCTGCATACACAATCTCTGGTTCCCAGATAACCTTCAGTTCAAACCCTGCTAGTTCTGATACTTTTTTCGGAACTGTGCTCGGTAATACCTTTGACATCGGTACACCAACCGACTCAACAGTGACTGCAGGAAGTCTAGCCTCAACATTTTTTATGAAGAATAGTCAAACGTTCAATAGTATATCAATGGCAGGTTCTACTAACGGCGCGTTAGTTGGTCCTGTTACAGTATCAGGAACAGTGACTATACCATCAGGGAGTACATTTGTAATTTTATAATGAGTAAGTTAGAGACAAACACTATTGATACAGTATCAGGAACTTCGACATTACAAGTTGGAAGTACAAACACATCTACCATTACTTTAGGTGTAAGTGGTGATACAATCAATGTACCATCAGGAGTAACCATTGCAAACTCTGGAACGGCTACGGGATTTGGTGCAACTTTTTCTCCAAGATTTCAAGCACATTTAGGCTCAACTCAATCTGTTTCAGCAGGCACTGAAACAGTAGTTGCACTTAGTGATGAAGATTTTGATGTTGGAGGTTGTTTTAATAATACTTCTGGCACTGTAACATTAAATGGAATTTCTACACCAGCATATTCTTTTGCACCAAATGTTGCTGGATTGTATGTTATTGGAGCAAAATTATTTGCTCAATCAGGTAGTCAATATTCAATTATGTATGTATATAAAAATACAACAATGATAGTTGAAAATCAATTTAACAACGATATCGGTTCAGCAAGAGCACATTATGTGACAACTGTAGTATCGATGAATGGCTCATCTGATTATTTAAATATGAGATGGTATGTGGATCAGACAAAAAATATTTATAATAATTTACATAATACAAATCTTTTTGGATATTTATTAAAAGCAGATTAAAACTATGGCAAACGGAACATTAAAAGTAGGAACAATAACAACTAGCTCTGGATCTGGTACTATTACTATTGGTCAATCTGGAGAAACTATAAATACTCCTAGTGGTGCAACAATAACTGGTGTAGCAACAAATGTACCAGCTTTTGAAGCAGTAGGAGTGGCTACTAATATAAGCGATGCAACAACAACTAAACTTCAATTTACTACTGAAAGAATAGACACAGATAGTTGTTATGATAATTCATCAACATCAAGATTTACACCAACAGTTGCAGGTAAGTATTATATATATTCAACTTGTCAATTAAGATGTGATACATCAAATACTGTTGATGGGTGTTTTTTACACATTTATAAAAATGGAAGTTATGTAACTAAAGCAGCTCAAGAAAATCAATCAAGTAGGCAGTTTGGAAATTGTTTAACAACAAGTACAATAGTTGATATGAATGGATCTTCTGACTATGTTGAAGTTTATGGTTATATAGATGTTTCATCTGGTCAACCATCACAACCAGCAGATAATAGATGTATCTTTGGTGGATATAAATTAATAGGATAATTATGACAAGTATATTAAAAGCAGACACGATACAGGACACAGACGGTAATAACATTATCAACGAGAGTGGTAACACGATTACTATCGGTGCATCTGGTGACACGACAAATATCGTAGGAACATTACAGAACAATGGCGCTGCTGTTGGTGGAACTAACACTCCAACTTTTTTTGCATATAGATCAAGTAATCAAAGCATAAATGATGATGCTGCTACTAAAATAAATTTTAATGCAGAATTGTTTGATTCTGATAATACTTTTGATGCAAGTACAAATTATCGTTTTACACCAGCAGTAGCTGGAAAATATTTACTCAATGCTGGTTTAGTAATAACACCAAATCAAACTGATGGAATAAATGGTTTTTTATATATTTATAAAAATGGCTCTAGTTTTATAAGAATTGGAAGTGATACAACTTTTTATCCGAATGATGGTGCAAGTGGTTTTAACCCAGTAATAAGTGCAATTGTAGATAGTGATGCAGATGATTATTTTGAAATATATGGACAATGTAATACTTCAGATTCAGCAGCTTCAAATGTAGAAGGATCAAGTTCTACTCCATATAAATCATTTTTTTGTGCATCAAAAATTATAACATAGGATAAATTATGGCAATAACTAGACTAGGACCGAATACTGTAAATTTAACAAGCGCCGTTACAGGAACATTGCCCACGGCTAATGGTGGTACAGGTGCAACTAGCTTTGCGCCAGGAAGTGTAGTAAAACTTCAAACTCAAACTGCTTCAAGCTCATCATCTATTACTTTTACAAGCACATACATAACGTCAACTTACAAAAAATATTTTTTAGATTATACTAATGTTGTTATATCTTCAGATGGTGGAAATATATCTGCAACTGTTTCTGCTAATAATGGAACTAGTTATACAACATCTGGTTATTATTATCATAGAATATATAGTAATAGTGGAACATCAAATAATTCTTTAGCATCAAGTGGTGGAACTAATAACTCTGCTTTATTAATGATTGGAACAGGAGATGGGTTAGGAACTTCTACTGATGAAAGTGGTTCTGGTAGAATGACTATATTTGATCCAAATAGTGCAGACAGTAAGTTTTTTATTTCTGAAGGTATTATAATAACTAATAATGGTGCTTTAGCACAACAATATATATATCAAGGTTTAGTAACTTCAACAACAATTAACAATATTAAAATATCACCAAATACTGGAACAATAGTATCTGGTACATTTACACTTTATGGAGTAACAACATAATGGCACATACACACAAACTTATAGACGGAGTTAGAGTAGATTTAACAGCAGAAGAAATAGCTGAATTAAATGCTAAAGACGAAATTGAAAATAAAAGAATGGCGGAATTACCTTCTTCTGAGGAAGTAGCTGCTCAAACAGAAACAGATAAATCATCTGGCAAACAAAAACTCAAAGATCTAGGATTAACCGACGCTGAGATAAAAGCACTGACAGGAGCATAATAGATGCTCGGTCATAGTTCGATATCAGCTGTCCCGATAGCCACATCCATATTCGATCCGAATGTAAGTGTAACCGTATCCGGTAATGCCATAGAGATATCTGTTGGACAGGCTCAAGCTTTAGCAGGTTCTGTATTTGAGGTAACGGGTAACGCTCTTAAAATCAATGCAGGAAACGTAACCATCGAGGCAGATGCTAATGTAAATCCTGGTGGAATAGCATTTGAGGTAGGAGCTGGAACAGTAACCATAGAAGCCTCTGCTGTTGTAAATGTAACCGGAAACGCATTGACGATGGCCACAGGGTCTGTTAGTATAATCGCTGAGGCAAATATAACGCCTGACGCATCGCCTTTAAAAATAAAAGTCAATGATGCTTCGGCAATAACATGGAGTGAAATTGATCCAGGTGCAAGTCAGACTTGGGTCGAGATAGAACCTTACTAATATGGCATCAACTTTTTCTACAAATTCAAAACTAGAACTAATCACCACAGGTGAAAAGTCTGGTCTATGGGGCACGATCACAAACACAAATCTACAGATATTAGAACAGCTATCCACAGGATATCTCAGTACAGCAGCTCTAGCATCTGGTGATCTGGCACTGGCATTGGACCAGGGAGCGACATCTAATGGTAAAAATATATACATAAAATTAACAGGATCTCTGGGTGGTAATAGAAGTATCACAATACCTGATGGATCAGAGAGAATAATCATATTCGAGGATGCGACCACAAGAGGATCGTCCTCACTTAGCACGATAACAGTCAAGACCGTATCTGGAACAGGTGTCGTGTTACCGATAGGATCGACATCTCTTATATATTCTGATGGCACAAATGTCAGTCTTGGTCTGCAGAACAAGGGTTATGTGACCCTGGACTCTGGAACCATCACAGCATATACATCTACAGATGGCGATCAGATATTAGCGAATACAACAACAAACCCTATCACGGTAACCCTACCAGCAACACCTAGTGTTGGCGAGGAGATTGTGATAATAGATGCACGAGGCACTTTTGGATCTAACAAAGTCATAGTTGCTAGAAATGGTTCTAACATAAATTCATCAGCGTCTAATCTGGATCTGACAACTAACGGACAGGCCGTGACTTTGGTATTTATAGATTCAACAAGAGGCTGGTCATTCAAGACAAACACGGCATAAGGAGCACGGACCATGGCCCTTATTGATTTCAAATTCAAACCAGGAATCGACAAACAAAGCACAGAGGCAGGTGCGGAGCAACGTTGGGTCGACTCCGATAATGTTAGATTCAGATATGGTCTACCAGAAAAAGTTGGTGGTTGGTCATCTCTAGTTAATGAATCTATTGTGGGTGTCGCAAGAAAGCTACACTCGTTTGTTGATCTTGAAGGTAATAGGTATGTTGGAATAGGAACAGATAAATTTTTACTAGTATATTTTGAGGGTAGATTTTATGATGTTACACCTTTAGCATCCACGATATCAAGCGCAACTTTTACATCGTCAGGAAGCACGACAGTCACCATCACGACATCTGCCGATCATGGATTCGAGATAGGTGATATAGTTTTATTTGACAATGTGACCCTGCCATCAGGTACGGGCAAATCTAATTCTGATTTTGAGGATAAGGTTTTTCAGGTTATTACGGTTCCAACCTCTAAAACATTTACCATAACTTTTACCAGCACAGTTAATTCTGCATCTGGTGGAAGTATTAATCTAAAACCATATGAGAAGGTCGGGCCCTCCGCTCAGTCTTACGGTTATGGATTCGGTATTGGTAATTATGGTGGAACTGTAACTGGTGTTACCACGACAACTTTAAACGGATCGTTGGGCGCAAACACTACAGGAACGGGCGGAGGGTCCACTGTCACGTTAACATCAACAACCGGTTTTCCAACAGGTGGTGGTACGATAGCTGTTGGCAATGAGTTAATCAGTTACACAGGTATCAGTTCAAATGATCTGACAGGTATCACCAGAGGAGCCTTGGGTACAGCAACGTTTGGAACATCAAACGGACAAGCTCATAACAGTGGTGATACAGTATCCAACGCAACAGATTTTACAAGTTTTGGTAATGCGGTCAACGCCGCAACGGTAACACTTGAACCTGGATTATGGTCATTGGATAATTTTGGACAGGTTTTAATTGCAACAATCGCAAACGGTAAGACATTCACATGGGATGCATCGATTGCAGCTAAACTTACAACAAGAGCATCGACATCAACATCTGGTTTTGCAACAACAAATAATCCAACAGCATCCAGAGTGACACTAGTCTCACCTACAACAAGACACTTGATTCACCTTGGAACAGAGACAACTATCGGTACGACAACAACTCAGGATGATATGTTTATAAGATTTTCGGATCAAGAGGATATAAATACATATACACCATCCGCGATAAATACCGCAGGAACTTTAAGATTGCAGGACGGAACAAAGATAATGGGTGCCATAAAAGCAAAAGAGGTTATCCTGGTATGGACTGATAACGCTCTATATACTATGAAATTTATCGGTGCACCTTTTACATTTGGTCTGGAGCAGGTCGGTACAAACTGTGGACTGATAGGTAAGAATGCTGTCGTTGAGATTGATGGTGCAGCTTTTTGGTTAAGTCCAAAAGGTTTCTTTTTATTTGATGGTACGGTTAAATCCTTACCATGCACGGTTGAGGATTTTGTCTATGATAATTTTGATACAACAAAAGGACAACAGGTGTCCGCAGGATTAAATAATCTATTTACAGAGATCACATGGTCTTATCCAGCAGAAGGCTCTACATTTAATGATAAGTACGTGGTATTTAATTATGCCGAATCAGCAGGTGTGCCTGGTGGCGTGTGGTATACGGGAACAGAGGCAAGAACGAGTTGGATGGATGCAACGATATATAAAAATCCTTTTGCAACAAAATTCAATAGTTCTGCGACAGGTACTTTTCCAGAGATCATAGGTGAATCTGGTTTAGGTCAAAGTATATTATTCGAACATGAGGTAGGAAACGATCAAGTCAATCCTGATGGTACAACAACCACCGTTCCATCTTTCATACAATCTTACGACATAGATCTTGAATCAAGAAGCAAAGATGCCAAGGGCAGATCTAGTGGTCCTAAAATAGCGGGTGAGATATTTCTTGCGATGAGAAGATTTATTCCTGATTTTAAAGTATTGGAAGGTAATGCAAAGGTAAGTCTTAATGTCAAAAGATATCCGCAACAATCAGAGACACAGACAGCATTAAGTCCCTTTACAATAAACTCATCAACAGATAAAAAAGATACAAGAGCGCGTGGTAGATTTGTTAGTGTCAAGATAGAGAATGATGCGGTCAATGAATCATGGAGATTTGGGACATTGAGATTAGATCTACAACCGGACGGGAGACGATAATGCCGAAGATTAATGTGAGAATACCAGAACCAAAAGAGGAGTACGATTTCTCGAACCAGAAACAGATAAATAGGACCTTATCTATTGTTGTTGAACAATTAAATTCAACATATCTAAGTGAAACAAAACAGGAGCAGGAGAGATTCTCTTGGTTTTTAGGTGGCTAATATATATAAAAATGCAAAGGTAGATCTGACTACCACGGACAATACAACGGTGTATACGGCACCGTCTGACTCTAGAGCCATAATCAAAAGTATATTGGTGACAGAGGATGCTGGATCAGGATGTGATATAACTTTTACTATAACCGATGCTGCATCTGCGGTATTTAACCTGTTTAAGGACAAGACAATAGCCTCAAAAACAACAACAGAATTGTTAACTCATCCTTTAATTTTGGAAGAAAATGAGGTATTAAAGGCACAAGCAACAGATGCAAATGAATTACACGTTATCGCATCGATATTGGAGATAAACAGGGATTAATATGTCGTTTATAGAAACAGAAGCAAAAGCAGAATACAAAGAGATTGACGGTAAAAGAACACTGGTGATAACACCAGAGTGTGAGATTACTTTAAAAAATCTAGAGACAGGACAAGAATACAACTCAGACAAAGAGGCGGATGATGATGTAAATAATCCTGATACACCTACGAAAAGAGAACACATCTCTCGTAGTGTAAAATTAACGGTGGAGTCACTACCACTTGGTGGAGATTCAAATTTATAATATGGCGATAACAAGAGCACAACAGGCAAAACAGATGTTACGAAAAGGTGGACGTATTGGACTCAAAGGTGGAGCTGATGCTTCTATGGCAGATTTTGGTACAGTTACGACTTCTGGTGTTAGTAAAGGTAGAACAGGTCCAGGTCCAGCTGTTGGCGCAGGTGGTGCAAGTTTTAATAAAGATGATAATTTTCAAACTTTATCATCAATAGACGAAGGCGTTAGAAGAAGAAATCAATTAGCTTTGGATAACGCAGCTATTAAGAGAGGCGAAGATGATTTAAAAAAATTATATGATGATGGTGTTCCTAAATCAAACATGCCTGGGGTGTTAGGATTAGGTTTAAACGCTACCAAAAAATTAAGAGATTTTACTTTAAGAAAAAATATAGAATACTTTGAAGATTTAAGCACATCAAAATATCCTAAAACACTAGAAGGATATACACAATATATGAAAGATAGATCAGCAGGTAAAATAGATGCTGCTGGTAATGTTAATCCGGGATATGGAAAGGATGACAGACAAGACAACACAATTTTACTTCCTCAAGAAATGGAAGATAGCACCGGTGGAGATGTCGTCGATGACACCGAAACTGAAGAAGAATCCGAAGGTTTACGATTAGCTTTTAGAGCAGATGGTGGACGAATAGGTGCCATGGACGGTGGTATGATGAGTCCCGAAGGTGGGATCATGGACCTTGAATCAGGTAGACAGATGTATTTTCTAGGTAAGTTGGTTAAGAAAGCAACAAGAGCTGTCAAGAAAGTTGTTAAATCACCAGTAGGTAAGGCTGCTTTACTTGGTTTAGGAGGCTTTTATTTAGGTGGTGGTCAATTGGGTGGTTTAATGAAAGGTGCTAGTAAATTTGGATTTTTACCACAAATGATGTATGGAAACGCTGCAGGAAGTGGTTTTGGTCTTGGTAATATCGTACCTAATATTTTAAACATTGTTAAAATGCCAGGTTTAGCAGAAAAAGCATTTAGTATGGGAACCACAGGAAAAGTTTTAACAGGCATTACAGCAGCATCAGCACTAGCAGGATTACTAACACCGGAACAGGAAGAGGAGGCACAGGAATTATCAAGAGGTGAGGGCATAGATATAGCTGCAGCTAGAAGATCTATTTTAGAAAGAGCCCAAGGTAATATCGGAGGTGATCTTAGAATGCTTTCTGCCAGAGCAGATGGTGGTAGAATAGGTTATCAAGAAGGATCCAAAGAACCTGTAGCTAAAAAGACCATGCCGCTACTAGATATGGATGGCATGGAAAAAGATTACAGAGAGGATGGAGGATTCGTGCCTATCGGACGTATGGAAAAAGCAGATGATGTGCCTGCAAGATTATCAAAGAATGAGTTTGTATTTACCGCAGATGCTGTTAGAAATGCAGGTGACGGCGATGTGGACAAAGGAGCAGAAGTTATGTATAATATGATGAAGAACCTCGAATCCGGAGGTGACGTATCTGAGGAATCGCAAGGATTACAAGGCGCAAGAGAAATGTTTCAAACATCACAAAGATTAGAGGAAGTATTATAATGGCAGTCACAACTACAAGAAATCTACCAGCACAATTCGTAGAGGATCTAGGAGTAGATCTAGCAAAACAGGTAACAGCCCAATCGGGTGTACCGGTAGTATCAACAGGGCTAGCAGGGATATCACAACAGGCAGGTGAATCTGCTGCAGATTTTCAAGCCAGACAACAGGCTGCAAGAGAATTTACAACAAGACAACAGAGTCTAGCGGGACTCGCACCACAGGTAGCAGGTCTATCTACAAGAGAACAGACAGCGAGAACAATAGCGGATGCAGGGGTTGGTTCATTCAAACCTTTTATACAGGACGCACAGGCTTTGACAGGTGCAGGTGCTGGAACTGGAGCAGGATCTGTTTCACAATTTATGTCACCGTATCAACAACAGGTGATCGATACATCATTAGCAGAATTTGACAGGCAGGCAAAGTCTCAAGAACAACGGATCAGGGACCAGGCTGTTGCGTCAGGTGCTTTTGGTGGCGGCAGAGAGGGTGTTCAATTAGCAGAATTTGGAGCGGCCTCTGATAGAAACAGGGCAGCATTACAGGCAGGATTACTACAACAGGGATTTGGTCAGGCTGTGGCGAGAAGAGACAAAGCTTTTCAAGATCAATTAGGTTTAGCAGGTTTGGTCCCATCATTAACGGCACAAGATGTTGCTGCACAAGGACAATTAGGTTCAATAGATAGAAGTTTAACACAGGCTGGATTTGATGCACAGAGAGAAGCAGCAAGACAGGCAACATTCCTACCACAGGAACAATTGGATAGATTCGCTGGACAGGTAACAGGAATCATGGGTGGATACCCTGCACAATTCCAGACAACAAACGTACCTAACCCTACGCCATTACAGACAGCTCTTGGTGTTGGTACAACACTTGCTGGTATCTACGGTGGACTTAGAAAACCTAGTAGCACAGACTTTGGATCAATAGCTTCAGCAGGAATGAAATCAATATTTGGATAATATGAACAGAGTATTAAAAAGACCGATGTTTAGAATGGGTGGTGCAGCAGGAACAGGCATCACGTCTGGTTTGGATCAACCAAGAAAACAATACAGTAAAGGAACTGATCCATACGACAGAGCTTCAAAAATTACAGACAGGTATATGTCAGACATGGATAGGTTTAAAGGTGAAACTTCAGGGTTTGCACCAAGTGCACTACCAGGTTTCTTAACATCATTTGGTTTAAATCTATTATCAACACCACCACAGGGTAATATATTTCAAACAGCTGCGACAGCTGCCAAAGATCCTTTTCAAACATTTCAAGCAGCAACTTTAAAAAGAAAACAGGATATAGCTGATAGAAGAGAGGATATATTTGGCACGGCCCTTGCATCAGAGTATGATTTAGAAGCACAAAGAATTAAAAATGAAAAAGAAGGTTCTGATGCTAGAAAAACCGCAGAGGTAGAGGCAGATATTATTAGAAATGCACAAACATCGATATTTGAGGCAAGAGATATCTTAAAAGATGAGAACTCTACTGAGGAACAAAAGAAAAAAGCTAATCAAACGATTAAAATAAATCAAAATATATTACAAAAAGAATTAGGTGTACCGATAGAATATTCTGTAATTATATCAACTCCAGAATTATTTGACCCTGAGATGACTGCCATTGTAGAAAATTATAATGATGCGCAGTTAAAGAAAATGGAAGAGTATGCAAAGAATAACCCTGATGTAGATGAAACAACAATTAAAGATATGTTCCCATTAATGGAAGATGGGTCCGTAGAAGCAAGAATGTTAACTATTGAACGGTTAAGAGAGAGATTTGGTTTTGCATCAGGTGGTAGAG